ACTGACTAAAGAAATCGTATGTAGCAAGTCCGCCCATCTTAGTACCTGATAATAAGTATGCATTTGTGTATGCAAGATTAAATGGATCAAATAATGTGCCGCCACCGTTCTCGCCGCCACTGAATAATTCAATGCCAACAATATCGTTAGCATTTAACGCTGTATTAAATGTAATTGATCTTTGTGTAGTATCCGTTACATAATCAGTACTCTTTTCACCGTTAACTTTTACAACAATAGTTTCGACATTTATTAAACTATAATTTACTAAAAATTCTTGTTGCCCCGAAGTTGCTGTATATGTCTGAGTGTATAACGGGCCGCCGGCTGTACCTGTTCCGGGACGTGAGCCAATCGACCTGCGGAAAATCTTACGAACTTCCATTACTTCTTTTGGAAGTGTGTAATCATTTTGATCAATAATAGTAGGCATAAACAAGTACGACTCTTCGACCGAATTGTCAGAACGCTGTCTATAACGTGTAAGTGCCTTAGCTAATGCTGTATCGTAATGTACAGGATCAAGTTCGACATCAACCATACCTCCGCCTAACATAGCGTAGACATAATCAAATACTTCTTGTTTTTGCGTTTTCAAATCTGACATATATGTTCTCCGATATAGTATTTATCTTTCGATAAATATGTATATGCCAAGATTAAGTTTATACAAACCAGAACGCGGAAAAGACTATACATTCTTAGATCGCCAAATTACCGAAATGTTTACTGTGGGTGGAACTGATGTTTTCATTCACAAATACATCGGAACAGATGACGGCGAAACTGTAAAGGATCATACTCAGATCCAAGACATGCTGTTTTTAGAAAATAGAGACAGAAAATATGACGAAGACATTTACAGTATTCGAGGAATTTATAATGTACAAGACATCGATTTTGATCTAAGCCAATTTGGTTTGTTCTTAAGCAACGATACTCTGTTTATGACTATTCCTATTAATAGTAGTGTTAAAACACTTGGTAGAAAAATTATGAGTGGAGATGTAATTGAATTACCGCACTTAAAAGATGAGTATGCAGAAAATGAAGCCGAACTTGCGCTTAAACGATTTTATGTTGTAGAAGATGTAAACAGAGCCGCTGAAGGATTTTCGCCTACATGGTATCCGCATTTATATAGAATTAAATTAAAACAAATAGTCGACTCGCAAGAATTTAAAGATATACTTGATCTTCCTGCTGAAGAAGGAAGTGATACTACATTACGCGACTTACTATCAACTAAAACATTTGAAGATACAATTAATGACGCTGTTATTGCAGAAGCAGAAGCAGAGGCGCCAAAAAGTGGTTATGATACTACTAATTTTTATACAATGGCTGTTGACCCAGAAACTGGTAGAGCTAAACTACAAACAGCCGACGAAACAACAATTGAAACTTCAACTACGCTAACAGCAGATGCTGTTGAAGATACTCCGACTAAGTTGGGATATGATGGTTATTTAATCGGCGACGATTTTGCTCCTAATGGAAGCAATTTTGGAAGTGGCATTAGTTTTCCAACAAATAGTGCCGAAGGGGATTACTTTTTAAGAAGTGATTTTCTACCTCAGCGTTTATTTAGATACGATGGTAGGCGTTGGGTCAAAGTACATGATGTAAATAGAGAAACAATGACAAATACAAGTACACGCAATACACAAAAAGCATCATTCTTTAATAATACTAACATTTGGTCATATACAGCTATTGTTGCTAACGACACATTTATTGCCAGTGAAGGACAATTTGTAATTGATTCCGAGATTGCTGATACTACAGCAAAATACGTAGTACTTAGATTAATGGATAATACTGGAGTTGTTAAAAAAGAAACTTCTTATGTAACTGACGATTATCCTACATTGCTGTCGTCATACGATGACAACGGAACAAGTAGAGTTAGAATAACATTACCGTTAGATCAAGACAGCAATCAAATAACGTTACAAGAAGGCGTTTGGAGACTGAGTCTATCAAACGACAGAGTTGCTGAAAGACAAAGTTTAACAAAGGCACTTAGGCCTAGGGCTGATACATAATGGAACATTTTTATGACGGACAAATAAGAAAATATCTTACACAACTTGTTAGGATGTTTAGTAACTTTACGTACAAAGACGGAAAAGGTAACGAAGTTAGAGTTCCGGTAATATACGGAGATATGACTAGGCAAGTTGCAAACATACTACGAGACAATAGCGAAAACAAAATACCTAGTGCTCCTAGAATGAGTGTTTATATTACTGGTTTGGAAATGGATAGAGAACGCACTAGTGACTCTAGTTTTGTAAGTAAACTGAATGTTCGAGAACGTGCAGTTAGCGAAGATGGAACTGAATATCTTAATACACAAGGTAAAAATTACACTGTTGAAAGATTAATGCCAACTCCTTACAAATTAAATGTAAGTGTCGATGTTTGGTCGACAAATACTGAACAGAAATTACAAATTATAGAACCAATATTAACTTTGTTTAATCCTAGCTTAGAACTTCAAACTACAGACAACTTTATTGACTGGACTAGTCTAAGTGTAGTTAATTTAGAAAATATTGTTTTTAGTACAAGATCTATTCCTGTTGGTGTTGATAGCGAAATCGACGTTGCACAATTACAATTTAGTACGCCCATATACATTAGTCCTCCTGCAAAAGTTAAACGCCTTGGTGTTGTTACAAATATTATTACAAGTATTTTTGAAGGTGACGGGTATATTGATTTTGAATCAAGACTTGAAGGTACTAACTTGTTTAGTATCGGAGGTATGACTCCGGAAAATACCGAGCCTTTATCAAGAGGCAATTCAGACAGCGACGAAATTGTTGTTGACCGCGGCGAATTTGCAAATACCGGTGACGGAAGTATGGACATTAACAATCAATACACTCGCTATAATAAAGCAATTGTTAAAAATCCAACACAATACCGACTTTATGTAAAAGACGGCACGGCTAAAATTATTGATAAAGGTGCAATTGGCGAAGTTAGTTGGAATCAAATATTAAAGGTATTGCCCGGAGGTTATCAGCCAGGCCTTAGTATTATTAATTTACGTAGACCAAAACTTCCATATTTTGTAACAGGAAGATTTACAATTAATCCATTAAACGAAACAGAAATCTTAATTGATTTTGACGAAGACATGCTACCGTCTAACACTATTATTGAAAGTAGTGCAAGGTCAGTCTCGCAAAAGTCAAGTATAGATTTTATTGTTGACCCTTTACGATTTAATCCTAACGATAACAATAAAGTTTCAGGACAGCGTCTATTATTACTCGGAAGCATAGGCGACGAATTTAATGCAGACGGAGCTGACGCTTGGAAGAACGCAGACAATACAGACTTTATAGCAAACGAAAACGATATTATCGAGTGGGACGGAGTACAATGGAATATAATCTGGAGTGCTAATTCAAATATAGATCCAGACGAATATACTTACATTACAAATCTAAAAACTGGAATACAATACTTCTGGAATGGCGAAGAATGGCTTCTTTCATACGAAGGTGAATATGCCAAAGGTGACTGGGTAATCGATCTTAACGGCTAATTATTAGTATGACCCGTGAAGAAAAAATTGTATGCAGTGGTGCTCTCTTTTATAGTTTAGACACCAATCGTTTTTTATTTTTACATCGAACACAAGGCAAACATAAAAATATGTGGGGGCTTGTAGGCGGAACTAACGAAGGTGCAGAAACACCTTGGGAAGGATTGCAGAGAGAAATAAAAGAAGAAATAGGCAACGTAACTACAATCAATAAAACTATACCATTAGAAACATTTGTTTCAAACGATTCTAAATTTTTATTTCATACATATCTTTGTTTAATCGACAAAGAATTTATTCCTAATCTCAACGATGAACATAACGGTTATTCTTGGGTTAGTTTTGGTTATTGGCCAAAGCCTTTACATCACGGATTGCGCAACACATTACAAAGTAAAATAAATCTTACAAAGTTAGAAACTGTAATTAATTTATTAAATTTACTTGACAAAGATTTGTAGTTATTGTATAATAAAGATATGAAAGTATTAGTTCTCGGCGACATAATTGTTGACAAATATATTTACGGTACAAGCACTCGGATAAGTCCTGAGGCTCCTGTTCCTGTAATTACATACAAACGTGAAGTTGAAACACTTGGCGGCGCAGGACTTGTATACGAAAATCTAAAAAGTTTAGGAGTTGATGTTGAGTTAATTGATATCTTTGACGAAGTAAGTGTCAAAACTAGAGTAATCTGTGATGGGCATTATGTTACACGCATTGATAACGATTATCACGCAGACAGCAAACAATACCTTGATTATATTCTATCACAAGATTTTAATGATTACGAGTATGTTATCCTAAGTGACTATAACAAAGGCACACTAGACGAATCTTTAAAAATTATCGAACATCTAAACACGTTTGGATGCAAAGTAATTGTAGATCCTAAAGAACATGCAAATCACTACAAAGGTGCGTGGCTTGTAAAACCCAACTACAAAGAATTTGGAGACTTTGGGTTTACTAACTGGCAAGGTAATATTATTACAACTAATGCTGGCGATAATGTAGTTGCCAATATAGACAATGTAGTATATGACATCCCAGTTAATGCGAACGAAGTTGCAGACGTAACTGGTGCAGGCGATTGTTTCCTAGCAGCATTTGTATATGGACTTACAAAAGGTTACAATTATAAACATTGTATCGAACTTGCTATTAAAGGCTCTACTGAAGCAGTTACGCATGTAGGTACATACACGCTTGCTGTAAGCGATTTAGAAGATCGTATAGTGTTTACTAACGGAGTGTTTGATATACTACACAAGGGTCATTTTGAGCTCTTAGCAGAAGCAAAAACACTCGGTGAAAAACTAATTGTAGGCATTAACAGCGATGCAAGTGTTAAACGTCTCAAAGGTGAAACACGCCCAATCAACAATCAAATGAAGCGTATTAGCCAATTGGAAATATTACCATGGGTAGATCAAGTAGTTGTATTTGATGAAGATACCCCGTACGAATTAATTAAAGAATTAAAGCCGCATCTAATTGTAAAAGGCGGCGATTACACAGTAGAAACAGTTGTTGGACACGATTTAGCAGATGTACATTTAGTACCTACAGTTGAAGGGTATTCAACAACAAGCATTATAGAGGCAAGCAAATGAAAGTATTAGTAACAGGCCATAA